TTTTACGAGTAGGACTGGCTGCTAGTAATTGATTAAGATTTTTGTCTATTATTGTTCCATCTGTAGCTGTCATTTGCTGCAGACCTTTTTGTATTTCTGGTCCCATGCTAGCTACAGCAGTAGTAAATCTTTCAACTGCGCCTGGTCCTTGCTCAGCTAATTTTGCCTGTACTGCCAACTGTTCGGCAGCTTGTTGTGCTCTTTTTTGTGCTTGTTTGGCGTCTTCTCCGGTAAACATAGAAACCGCTCTTAGGTTTTTCATATATTCGGCGTGCCCAACAGCTACCTCTCGATCACTCATGTTTCTTAGCTGCCCGGACTTATTAAGCATTTCCATATACTGAATAAGACCTTCGGCTTGGTCTTCTGCGGAATACCCAGCCATTGTTAATTCTTTTCGATAATCTTTACCTTGTTTGGCTAAGTTAGTTAATTCAATGTTTACATTCTTAAATTTCTTAACACCACCGGCTACTGTATTTCCAAAATCCATTAAATCTTTTTTGTTTCTTACTACAACTTTAGAGAATTCTTCTTGGTATAATTGTGCGTCTCCGGCGGTGTCGCGCATTGCTGTAAAACCGCCGGCTAGTGCTGCTCCATTTTTTTCCATTAATGAAAATGAAGCAGTAGTGTTTTGTAATTCTTTTTGTAATACCTGTATATGCTGTTTTTCTAAATCTGTTAAACCTGAAGCGGCACCTAATGCTCCGGCAGCAAGTCCAGAAATTCCGGCCACTGCTCTTGCTATAGGATTAGGAATAAGTGCAAACACTTCTGCTACTGTAGTTGCACCTGCAGTCATTTTATCAAGTATTCTAATTTGACTTTCGATTGACGCATTTTGGCTAGCAATCACAGTATCTAATCCGCTGGCACCGGATTGATATGCTTGTGTAGTGCTTAACAGTTGATTAGATACTGATTGTACTGCTTCGACTAATCCCCCTTTAAGTAAACCAGCCGACATCTGACCAGCTGCATCTGCGGTAACTTTTGCTGCCATGCTTTGTGCTTCTCGCAGCATGGACATGCCTTGAGTGGATTGTCTAGCGGCTGTATCTAAAGCTGAAAAACTAGAATTTAAGTTTTGTAATGCAGCAGAATTGCTTTGAACAGTGCCAGTGCCTCGCTGCATTTCTGAACGCAGTCTAGCCATTGACTGATTTAGTGCAGTCATGCCAGATCTGCTGTTTATTGAAGCTGCGCCTAATTGTCCTAACGCTTGAAGTAACTGCTCTGTTTGTGGGTCGGCCATTTTTTAACCTATAAATATAGTATTATCAATTATTTATAGGAATCAAAAATGGATCAAAAACCCGTAAATCCTTTACGAGCGCACTTCAGACAACCAGCAATTTACCTAAGATTACCCAGTGGTGGACAGTTTTGGAACAGTGGATTGGACTTGCCTGAAGTTGGTGAAATACCAGTTTACCCAATGACTGCTCGTGATGAAATACTGTTAAAAACTCCCGATGCATTGTTAAATGGCCAAGGTGTTATAGATGTTATACAAAGTTGCTGTCCTAATATTATAGACGCCTGGCAAATGCCCAGTGTAGATGTAGACGCTGTATTAATAGCTATAAGAATAGCTTCTTACGGTGGTTCTATGCCAGTGGATACTAACTGCCCAAATTGTAATACAGAAAACACTTTTGATGTGGATTTAAACGGATATATTGATAATATTAGGATTCCAGATTATAATAGAAAATTTCATTACGATAAAATTCGTATTAAAATCCGCCCGCAAACCTATGCCAGTTTAAATGAAACTAACAAAATTTCCTACGAACAACAAAGAGTATTAGAAAATATAGCAGTAGATGGTAATGAAGAAGATACAAAAGCAAAAGAATATAGAAAACATATAACCAAACTAGTTGATCTAAATGCTAAATTACTAGTTGATAACACCGAATACATCGAAATCACTGATACAGGCACGATTGTAAATGACCCTCAGTTTATAGAAGAATTTTATTTCAATTGTGATGCAGAATTATGTAAGGCTCTACAAGATAGATTAGTTGAAATAAGTCGTGATGGTGCTGTTAAACCACAAACTGGCACATGTTCGAACTGCTCTACATCGTATGATGTCACACTAACTTTTGATTACGCAAGTTTTTTCGCCAACAGCTCTTAACACTTGACACCGAAGGCATTTTAGGTTTAGTTAAGAGCTACGAAAATCAAGTAAAACAAATCAAAGACGAATTATTAAGATTTTGCTGGTATATGCGCGGCGGATTGAATTACAATGATGCCATGCTTTTAAGTGTTGAAGATCGACGAATAATTAACGAGATTGTTAAAGATAATTTAGAAACTGCTAAGAAATCAGGTATGCCATTCTTTTAAGACTAACTTCGTTAGTCTATTGATTTCGCTTGCGCTCATCAATGTTTTTTTAAGTTTCATCTAGATTAATTGGTCACTCTTTGCCCAGGGCGGGCAAAAAATATATCTGCTTCATCTGAGTGGCACAGTCACTAGTATTAGAGCATTACAGAGGCGGTTGTCCGGTACCTCGAGCTCCGTTCTTATACAACGGCGGCTTACATATAACATACTAGCGTAACATGTAAACTTGCTATATCGCTATAGCGTCTTTTTAGCCTTATTAATCCTATTCAAACAACTAAATCGCGGCATTTGCGATCTTCATCCCGAAGGGTAGTAGTTGAGTGCTTCTTGCAGCGAGAAGGCTTCCGTCCCTGTGTGTATTTCAACCAGGTATAGGGCACACGATGTTGGCTTGTGCTAGCTTAACTGCCTAACTTGTTTTTAATATGGGAGCCATGGACACGGACTTGTATATGCCCGTTGTAATAATCATCTGATTCTAAGACTTGGTGTCGGAATTGTTCTCTTGCTTCAATATATGAACATTCTGCTTTTGATTTACAGTAATATAGTATTTGTCTAGTGAATTTGTCTGCGCCTAGAGTTTGTATGTCTTTTTTGAGTTCGTCGTTTGAGCCATAATATTCTTGCCAATCGCTATCTATTTTGCTTCTGATCTTCTTTTTCTTTTTGTTACCGTTTTTAAGTTTTACTGTTCGTACTGTAGTTTTTGAAAATTTGGCTAACTTCTTTCCTATGTATTTGCGCCCAGATACAGTATTTGTTATCAAATACACAAATCCTACGCAATCTTCAGGAAGTGATTCCACAAGAGTGGATTCGAATAGCCATGACATACAGCATTAATTATGACTGATGCAGTCAAAGCAAAAATTACGATATATCCACATCAGTATTATAACTGGTAAATCCATTTTCTTTAACTACACTCAACACATTGTTAACACGCCCGGCTAGTTCATCTTTGTGCGAAACAAGCCAAACGGACCGATTACCTTCTCTGCTCATTTTCTTAAGAATAGCTAGACTGTTTTCTACACCCGAACTATCCATGCCGGTATCAATGACTTCATCAATAAACAATAGATTGATAGGTTGATATAAACTTTCCCACACATCTCTAAATGCCCAGCTTAAACTTAGAATTAATCTGTTGCGTTCGCCTCGGCTCAAGTTGTCAAAGTCCAGCTCTCTACCCAGTTCTTCAATGCTGACAGAAAGATCATTTTGGAACTTGACAGTGTGTGGTAATCCAATTCTATCCAAGTACTGACTCAATCTAGCGTTTAGATAACTTAGATTTTGATCAATGATTCTTTTGCGAATGAAACTGTCTTTGTTGGTCAATAGTTTAAGCAAGAACTCTTGATGTTCTCTAATATTGGCCAATTCATTAATCATGTCATAATTAATTTCTTCTAGAGCTTGAGTTTCCATCTCTCGGATTTGCTCTGCATATGGATCTATTTCTGTTTGTTTTGTTGTTAATTGTTGTTTTAGATTGGCCACAGTGTTTCTATGATTGATAGCATCCTCTTTGTTATCGTAAAACACTTGAGGCATAGGACCTGGATTGCCAATAAGCCCCAGTGCTTCTACATGACTGTGCAATTGTTCATCGTTGGCAAGATACTGTAAAGAAGTTTCTGTCAGCGTATTGCGTTTTTCTTCTAACACTTGCTCGTGTTTGTGATCGTGAATTGCCTGACCGCAGGCATAACACTCATGCTTTTCTAGTTTTTCAATTTCTAATTTTAACTTGTCTAACTGTTTTAATAGTTTGACTTGTTCAGTTTCGCAAGCAATTTTCCAACGATTAATTTCTGCGGCTTTTTTAGTTTTTTCATTATGTGCATCTAGTGCGTCGTGATTGGCAAGCTCTTGGTCAATATCTAAATCACCAACAACTGCCAAAGCTTTTTCTAATTCTGCCAATTCATTTGCCTGTTTATTTTTCCACATGGTTTGTCTACGCCGTGTAGATTCAATTTGTTCTTGAATACGACCATTGGCATCTGTTACTGCTTTAATACGATACTCTTCTTGTGTTAAAGCATCTCGTGTGGCTTTTAACTGCTCTTTAAGTGCATCGGCTTTTTCCGACAGCATGGTGATTCCAAGCAACTGTTCAATAATAGCTCGCTGATCATTTGCTTTAAGAGCTAAAAATGGCTCGGTATATGTGTTAAGTGCAACAATATGTTTAAACATGTCGTGACTCATACCCAGCATGCGTTCAATCTCTGCCTGGGTTTCTCTTGAGTCACCTTGACTTTCATCAGTGATCTGTTGTTCTTGTCCACCTACATAAAATGCCATTGTGTTGGGCTTGCGACCGCGCTCGATCCGATAGTCAATGCCATCTTTTTCAAATTCAATAGTAACCAACATATTCTTACCATTTGTTTTATTGATAAGATTGTCTTTTTTAATGTTGGTTAAAGCGGAACCATACAGAGCATAACTTAGTGCATTAATAATGGTTGTTTTGCCAGTTCCATTCCTGGCTCCTGTATCGTCTCCGCCTAGGTCTAAATTTTGCCCCAAGACAAGAGTAAGATCTCGACGATCAAACTGAACAGCCTGGGTAGCATTACCCACGCTCATAAAGTTTTTTACTGCCAGTGTTTTTATTTTAAACATAATTATCTATCAAATAATTTCCAAATTTAGCATGAGCTTCTTCGCCCGGATGACCGTCTATTCCGTATTTTTCAAAATCTTTAGGAACAAGTTTCAAAGACAAAGCATAGTCTCGAAAAGTAAAATCCCATAAATTAATAACTGATTGATCTTGATTAACAGTTGTGACAAAATCTTTTAAAAACGGTGAATTGATATCTACATCTGGTAAGCTTGGAAGTTTTTGAGTATTATTAAACAAAATTAATTTTATATTGTTTGCTTTAGTGTAAGTAGATAACAATATAACATCAGTAAGTAAATTAGTCACTTCTGCTTCTTTATTCATATGAATCAACCACTGTTTGTAGTAATCTTTAATCTCTTGATCAGCATGTTCGAAAATTTCTTTAACATCGTGTGCAAATATGCCGTTGCTCCAATCTAAATTTTGAATTTTAAAATTACTAATCGGATGAAAATCACCATCATTGTCAATTGTTTTTTTAAA